ATGTTTTCATCCATCCAATCTCTTCCAAGCCAAGCTACGCTCTTTTGGTCGCTTGTTGTTGTAGCCATCCAAGACTGCATTGAAGAGTAGAGTGAATTATCACTAATTCGTTCAGGCTCTTTGTCTTGATTCACATAAAGTTTGAGTTGGTCTCTCTTTTTCTGTCTCTTTAATTCAGTGTAGTTGTAAGAGTCCTGTAATTCTTTCATCACTTTGGTGAGGATTCTGTCGTATGTCCAGCCACGAGGGGCTTTGATATTTTTGTTTAATATGTAGTCCATAATCTAATTATAGTGTGTTTTTCTAGTGTGCAAATTATATAAATGAGTCACTTTCTCAAGACCATTCGCTATCTATATTTACAGTCTGAAACATTTGAATACAACCTGAAAGGGCATCTATCATATCATCATGTTTACCATTCGGGAACTTCAAGAGTTCAGCTTCTAAATCTTTCATAAAAGCCGAATGAAGTATAGAGTGTGAAGCATAACGAGGCTGTAAGAGTGTTCTTATCTTTGCGTTCTTCTCTGTGTTTGGTCTTATCTCTTCGAGAGTGAAGAAGTGATTGCGTATTCTCATTTGCTTCTGCATTTCCAAGATAAGCATCTTCTGGTATGCGATACTTTCTACTCATACTTTTCATCCCCATTTCTTTTGAGTTGCGAAAGTTCTCGAAATAATCTCGTCTGGTAGCATTTTTCATGCTTGTACCTCAAGTACATAGATGAAGTTGCTTCTCGAGTCAATTCAGGCTGTTATTATGGCTGTATTGTCTGCTTCTTGGTTTTGTGAAATAGCTGGGTCTACAAAAGTCACTATATTCAAATGTTTCATCACGCTTTGTAGTTCGTGTTGTGCGTAAAATATGAAATATGATTGCACAAAATCTCAGTTCTCAGAGTTAATAGGATTCTGTTGATATTGTGATTCAAAGAAAAGAGGGTTTTGTTTCTTGAGTTCGTTAAAGTAATCAGCCGAAAACTTAGAAGCCCAGAAGGATTCTCCTTTATCATCTATAGCTGGTATTTTTAGCTCTGTCCATTTTTCTCCTTCTCTCTCAAGTATTTCTCAAGCAAGGTCATCTTCTCTCCATCTCTGCATTATTAAAATCTGTTTTGCCTTATCATTCTGTTTACGAGTCAAAAGTGTAGACCAATACCAATTTGATACTGTTCTTCGTACTGTATCGCTTTCTGCATCTTGTCTGCTTGAATAAGGGTCATCTATAATTAGGTAATTACCTCATTTACCTGTAATTCATCATCCAACTCAATAGATAGCAAACTCTCAGCCTCATTCTATATTCCAGTTTTTTACAGCTCAAGAGTCTCAGCTAATTTTAGTATTGTATAGGCTTTGATATTCTCTTGTCTGGATGCGATTCCTGATATTACGAGAGAATCACTCTAGGAGATTCAATGAGTGCCCTGTATAGAGAACATCAGTCTTAGGTGAGTCTCAGTAGAGCTTACTAATAAACTCTTGCATGAGTCTGCTCTTTCAAGCTCTTGGTGGCATTGAGATAATCAGGTTTTGTATATCTCCCTTTACGAGTCTATCGAGAGCATCTGATATGAGTATGTGATGATTATGTATTTCAAAAAACTTATCGCAGTACACAGAGTACGACAATAAGTCTTTACGAGCTTGTTCTTTGAAGAATGCTAATTCGTTGTCCATCGTTGTGCAATGAGTTTCTTTTGTTCATCAGATAAATCGTGTGCATCAGTATTGAGATTATCATTTCTGTTATCTGTTTCAAACTTGTCTTTCCAATCAAAGTTCTTGAGTGCGAATACATCTCATCCATTACCTCTATTTATGAGTCTTTTCTCATAAGCATGCTCAACTCTCATCTTCGCCTTTTTAATCGTGTGTACAAATTCTTCCTTTTCAGAGTAATCTATAAGTGACTTCCTCTCACTAAATCAAAGGAAAAGAGCTAATCATGTAATAGTTATTTCATCGTTAGGTGTTTCTTCAAAATACCTTTCTATTTCTTTCTCTAATTCCTCCTTGTTTGTATATGTTGCTGGTCTTCAAGCTGGCATAATTATTTCTTAACAATTAGTCTCGTGTCTATTCTCCCAATTTCTCAATCGAGTAAATCTTCCTTCTGCCCGTAAAAGGTATTTATCTTGTCTCAGAGAATACTCTTGATTATCTCAGCATCTTCAGGAGATAATATAGCAATATCTGATTTCTTAAAATTTGGCGTAATCTTATCTACCCAATCTTTTTGAGTTCTTCCATTTTCACGAGAGTATTTTCAAGCAAGAAAGTAAGGAACAACTTTGAATGCTGTTATAATAGATTCTTCTGGTGAGTTTATAATATTCTTTTCATCTGAAAGCGAATATTCTTTTCAATCTATTTCTACAGTTAGGGTGACTTTCATACTATTTTTGTTTATCAATTAAACGGACTTGTAGTAATCCTATTTCTCAAGGGAGAATATCTTTAGGAGAGATATATTTAGGTGGTTCTAGTACATACTTATTTAATAGTAGCCTAACTGTGAGCATATCCTGTAAAGAGAGTTCTGTTGTATCAATGTGTTCTCCATTAATATTTTCACGCAATCTATTTACTGATTCTTTTATAATACAGAGTCTTCTATAAGATACAGAGTCTTCTCACTCATTCTCTAGTATCATTCAAAATACATCATCAATTATTTCTAAAACATCATTTTTATTTATGAGTGTCATACTAATGGATAAATCAAATAGAACTCCTGAGCTTTGCATACTCTTCTGCCGAGACAATTCGAGTAGTTTTCTTATCAGTCAATCAGTCAATGTTATCGAGGAACTTTAATTCTTCCTTTGGAGTTAATATTACTTTCTTTGGTACTCCTCATTTAAATTCAGTGTTGTAATTCGAGAACAAGAGGGGAAGTTGCATGATTGCTGTGTTCAAAGTATTCTCATCTATGCCAAAAGCGTTAAACAATCTTATCTCTATTCTTTGTATGTTCTCTTCGTGGTCTATCTTCAGACTTCAAAACATCTTCCAGAGTGCTGCAATGTTATTACCGTTAGGATATTGGAGGAAATATTTATCTCCTGTTGTTTTCCTTTGGTCGTTGTAGTTAATGATAGTAGACATAGGTTTTGAATTTTCAGTAAGTTTTCTCTATCTCCATTTTAGATATTCAGTGATTGAGTAGCCACCATTTCTTTGCTTCGAGTTCGTCTGCTTGTCTTCGGTCTTTATAGTCGGGAAGTTGAGAGCGTATTTCTATATTACGCTGTACTTCGGGATTTGAATAATAGAGGGTGTCTAAATCCATGTAGATATTATACTCATAGGATTTGTATTGCAATAGCTACTTATTAAACATTTTCCTTACTTGTTCGTTAAGTGGTTGAAGTAGTTTCTTATTGGTTGATAAGAGTATTTATAGGTTAATGAGTGAATTTTGCAATGTTATTTAATTAAATAGCTCACAATCAAATGTACCAAAATGAACAAAATAGAGAATATATGAGCTATGGTCATCAAAGTATGGTACAGGCTAACTAATATATTTGAATGTAGTATATAATGGTCTAAAAATGATGTATCATTTGCTAAGTAGGGTTTCTTTTCCCGATATTCCAAGTAAGAAAACAAGATAGTAAGAAGCCATATCAGAAGCAATGTTATATAAAAAGATATTAGTACAGTCATAATTATTTATTTAGCTCTTACCACTTATCCTCTGACCTAGCTTCTCATATATTTTGTATTCTTTCTTCTTCCTCTAGCTCTTCTATTTTGGAAATTATATCCTCCTTAGTAATTGGCTCGTGGTCTACAATAGATGAAGTTATATTACTAGGCGGAAATCTCTTTTCATATTCTTCGAGGAATTTAGCACATTTTTCTTTCTCTAGCTCTTCTATTTTAGAGAGGACACCGCTTAGCTATCGTACTACTGAGTCTTTCTCGAACTCGTCACTGTAGAGCTTTATTCTCTCTTTTATATAATTGGTTAGTTCAGACATGGGGGAGGGGGTTATTGAAATCTTTTTATAAAATCTTGTAGCACTAAAATTACATCTTCTGGTTTATCGAAAGCCCATCTCTGGGTAGACATGACATAGAAAGTATCTTTGGCTTCTATTCCTCAGTTATGAGTCTCGATGGTGAGTAACTGGTCAAGTTGGTTTTCGTCGCAACAATCATATTCCTGTATGTAGTCCATCTTTGCATTTCATGGAGCTATTTCATACTCTTCGGGCAAGTCTCAGATTTTTAATATTTTTATTTTCTTCATAGAGTTATTCTGTTAGTTATTATCGTAATCAGGGTGAATCCGTCAATTATTGGAGATGGATATAAAGCGGAGTTCTTTGGTCATAGTTAAAAGGTTATTTGGTGAAATATGCAGTCACTCATTTCTCTCGTATCTCATCTTCTATTTTGTCTCCATCCCAGACTCCCTCTTGCATCATGTAAATGATAAATTTGTATATCCCTCATTTTTCTTTGATATATGCCCCGTCTGATTTTGAAAATAAATATACAAATGGAAGTCCAAATCCAAGAGTAGTAATAAGTCATATATCTCGTATGAGACGCTTTATTTTTGTTTTGAGTGGTGTAGTCATATAGGTAGGGGTTATTCGTAATATCAAACAATAAATCAAACAGTTATCCCCGCAATCTCTCAATATACAGTTGTTTTTTCTCATTCTACATAAGGTTTACCACCAATCATATAGACTACATTTTTAGTGTCTATATTGCTCTCCTGCATTTTAATTTTGAAGTCCATTACTTCACTTATTTGTGTTGGTGTGTATTTCATAGTAGTATAGAAATTAGAGGGGTGGAATTAAATCAACGAGCTTGCTTAATTATTCTTATCGTGTTGGGTGTCGAGGTACTGGAGCAGTGCTTGCCACTTATCATCTTGGTCTGGATTACCCCAATCTCGAAATTCACCAGATTTGATAGCTTTAGCAGCTATGATGTAAGATAAGTCTTGTATTTGTTCGGAGGGTTTCATATTACTTAGGCTTGCTATTAGGAAATTGAGAGTGGAGGGAATATTGCCATTTATATCCTCATGCTGTTCAGTATTTTTTATTCCCTAGGGCACATTGGCATATATTTCATTTGCTTATTCATGTTTCCCTGGACGCAAGAGATGCTGATTCAAATTCTGCTATCTTATTTCATTGTAAATCGAATTGTACTATACGCTTGCTGTTGCTAGCTTTCCTACCAATTACTCGAAATGAGTGGATATTGTTTTCTTGTGATGTACA